AACCAACAACAGTACTAAAATCAGTACTTGATCCTCCTAAAACACCATCCCACAAATCAGCAGCAATGAGATTAATCTCTTGTCTCTGTTGTTCAAAGGTAAAATTGGTTGCTACATTCCTCTTTGGCATTTTGTTGATCCTCTAATTAGTATGATGCTACTGCTCTTAAATCTTGTATCTTAGGGACAAAAGCAGGGTTACTTGATTTCATAATAATTTTCACTGCAAATGATGAGAACTCAGGAAGATCTTCAACACTATAAGTCAATTCTTGATATGATGATTGTTTTTCTGTAATACCACTAACAGAATTCTCTGAAGTAGCAATAACATCAACATCTGGTACACCTGTACTATTAAAGTATACCCATTCAATATCATCAAAATTCTCTTGTGATGAAGATTTCTTTATTCTATATAGGATGCCAATATTATTAATATCACTTGTATTAGCAGTAATCTTGACATTAATTCCTGTTGCAGGATTGTTAATTACAACTTCTTTTGTTACATACTTAGCAATAGAAGAACTATCCTTAGATTTAACATCAGAGATATAATCAACACCATCAGTATATGATACATTAGATACCTGAATAAATGCTACTTCATTTGTATCCTGTCCTGTATAAGAAATAAAATCACCTACACGGAATATATCTGCTCCTTGACTATCAACATTGGCGTTTCTTGTTAATGCAGTATTACTGTTTGCAACACTAGTATAATCATTATCAATTGGTTGTTTATTATTAGTTACAGATAACTTACCTGTTTTACTATCCCAAAGAACAATAGCAGCATCAATTTTATTATCATAAGTATTTGCAAATCCTTCTGAACTTCTTGCAGTTATTTTACTAATAGCTACTGTTTTAGGGAAGTTAGGAACTTTTTCTAATATATCATTGGTTACAGCAACTGCTACTTTTTCAGTACCAGTATCATTTAAATAAGTTTGATCACCAAATTTTAATGTCTCTCCTGGTTGGAATACATTAGTAGTCTTAAGATTTACTGTTAATTCAGATCCAGCAACTTTAACAATATAACCAGAAGCATTACTTGTAACACCAGTTATTGTTTGTAATGTAGCTACGCTAGTTCCTGGAGCATTGATTGTTGTTGGATTACCACTTCCAACACTACTTGGTGTATGTGTATTTTCAACTGTAAATTGATAAACAGGATAAAACTCAAGAATTTGATCTCTACGTCCAAATCTATCTTCTTGTCCAATAGGATTCTCAACCCTATTAGAAATAGTTTTTATAGAAGCTTTGGAAAGATCAATAATTGGAGAAAGATGAGATACTGTACTTGCAAGATTAATTTTATATGTTAAAGATCTATCAATATTATTAACTGATTCATTAATTCTAGAAGCAATTACCTTCTGATTAATAAAGAAGAAATCTTCATTTAAAAAAGTCTTCTCATAGTCTGATTGACTATAAGATGTAAATGTACCTACATTATCATCCACTGGTTTAATATTTGTTGTTTTAATAGATGCATCAATACTAGTTTGTGTAAATGATAAGTTAGGAACAATAGCATGAATCTTTTCAAACTTTCTATTATATGATGCTAGTACATTTGTACCACCACTAATAGAATTTGAAGATGCTCTAGTAGAAGATGTAATAACGTAATTATCAACACCAGTATTTGTAACTTGATATAAAGTAGAATTTATTGAAGATGCTGTAATTCCACCAACATCTGTTGATCCCTTAAAGAAAACATAGGAATCACCATCTACATCAAATCCATTATCAGGATGATGTACTTTAACTTTATAATTATTATTTTTAAACAAACTAGAAGTAGCACCAGATTCTGCCGAAGCATTTGTTACTATTGGATTTGCGTCAAGAGTTTCAAACCCAGTATTCTCATTTGTAAGAAGTAATTCTGCTGATCTAGTGATATCAAATTCAGCACGATATAATGTAAACTTAAGATCTTCAAATAGATCTTCTGTCCAAGCATTAGTATTCTGAGACTTAAAGAGAGAACCAAGAGCAGGTTGAGATGTTACAGTTGTACTTGTTGCAATTTCTGTTTCACCAAGTTTAGAAGCCCAAACAAGATAATCAATAGAATCTGTTTCAAGAACAAGAGAATACTCAGTATCATTCTGTAAATATACAGGATGATCAAATGCAAATCTAGTAGGTGTAGTAGACTGTACTACACTACCTGTAGTGTCATCAACTGCCACACCCATTCTAACTGCTGGACTATCAATTGTTATTACAGATTCAATCACTGCCCCTGCATTACCAGTACCTGTACCAGCAATAACAACAGCAGGAGGTTCTGTATATTCTGATCCAGAAAGAACTAATTCAGAATAATATACGTTACCACCAGATACTCTCACGGTTGCAGTTGCAGTACCACCACCAGGATTTTGAGGACTTTCAATTGTTATAACAGCAGAATCATATGAAGACCCAGTATTTGTTATCTTAAGATCTGTTACTCTACCAGAATCTTTTGATATTTTAACAGTATTGGTAGTATTATTTGCATTATTAGCAACAATAAGAGATGGAATTGATAAATTCTCATCTTGGTGGAAAGATACACCATTATGATTATCTAAAGCAAATGTATAAACTTGATCACTAGTTAAATTATATACACCATCTGCTGATGCTATAACTTCTATATGGTTTTTATCAAATATTTTAGAAATTGGACCAGAAGCATTAGATGATGATCCAGTTACTTTCTCTCCCCTAGTTACACTAAGAGTAGCACTAGCAATAACTCTTAAATAAGTATCTGGTGTAATAACATTTTGTGTACCTGGGATAATATTCTTACCAGGCTTACTATTATCAACATCAGTCAAATAGACTCTAATGGGAATATCTGTACTCTTCTTATTAAAGAATAGATCAATACCTGTTGTAAATACACCACCATCAAAGTTCTCAACTTTAAATGTCTGAGCAAGTGGATTAGGTCTAATTGGATTATCAGTATTACTATCAGTTACTTGAGTTCCTTCATTAGACTTGAAGAATGCAGGAGAAGTAGAGATAATAGATGAAGGATTCTCAGGAACTAATCCAGTAGCATAGTACTTAATTTCAGCATAAGTTTCTACATTCTCTTTATTTGAATCTGTAGAACTTGAAGTAAATCTAATTGTCTTAATACCAGTAGTAAATCTAACTTCATTTGATGAATCATCATATGAAACAGTACCAACATCACCAGTCCAACTAGTATTCTCTCTAGGTGCTTTTCCAGAAGGAACTAATATAATACCACTAGCATTACCATTTGCATCAGTAGTAATTGAACCATTGAAAGCAGACAAAGAATTGCCAGCAATGCCAGTATACTTAGTATCTGGATTTACCCAACGAGCAATATTCTGTCCTTCCATAAAGACATATACTCTAGTGTTAGGCTTCAAACGATTAATTACAAACTTAACAGGTATACTTCTTGCAAAAAATGATAGAGAAGTAGAAACAACATTGGAACCTACACCCTTAGTACTAATACCTTTACCTATTTCATTATTCTGTGGACTAATATTTGAAGAACTAGAAACAGAAGCATTGGTAACACTTGAATCTGCTAAGTTACTATTAGTATCAGCAAAAGATCCTAGATTAAAGAATGATCTATTTGCTCCAATCCAATTAACTTTATATGAATTATAAAGACTTGCAAAAGCATTTCTAACCTTACTTTTCGCAAGGAATATTGAATACAAATTGGTATTATTATCAGTTACTAATGGTGCAGTTGAATTATCATACCAAGAATCTACATTAGGTCCAATAAATGAATCACCAACATATTGAAGAACAACAAATGGGTTTGGATTAATTGTTCTAGTAGCAAAAGAATTTCCCAAAAGATTCAAATCTGTATATGGAAGAGATATAACATCTCCTGTTTTCTTATATCCAGAAATTGATCTTTGATCATCTCTGTTATTAATCTCTTCTAATTTAAATGAATCTTCTTTAGATTCTGCTCTCATTACAGATTGTTGTGTATCAATAGCACACTTATAATCTAATGATGTTAAAGCTCCAATCTTATGTGCTTCAAAATTATCAACAATAAATCCACTCTTAAAACGATTAGAACCACTAGCATCAATAACTTGCATATTAAGTGCTTGTTGTTCTAGAACACTTAATACTGTGTAATATTCCAACCTTTCAATGCGTTTTTCTAACTTACCAATGTCACGCATTGTATAACGCTTATTATCAACTGGAGTAATTCTTACATCCTTACCAGACTCTGTGTATGCAGGTATATACAAATAAGATAATGCAATAGCATCACTTACAGGATCTGGTTTAGATGGGTTGAGTGAAGAATTTCCTTCCTTGATAATAAACTGTCCTTTATTATTTAAGAAAATGCCATCAATCCTATCAAGATATTGTTTCTGTGTAAATGAGAATGTATATTCTAAATTACTATCTGGAGCTGGTGTACTAGAAACAACTCCTCCACCACCACTAAATGATCTGGTATTAGCAGAACCTAATAATGAATTATTATTAAAACCAGATACTATAGTATCATTATCTACTTTAGGTCTAAAATCAAGAACATCCTTCAATGATATATTACCTAATGCAGGTGAATTGTAAGAAGGAATGTCACCAGAACTAACACCTGCTTCATGTAAATATGAATCAACTGTACAGAAATCACCAGCAGTATGTTCAAAGTAATCAAATGCTACAACTAATCTTCCTGTTGGTGCTTCTTCTCCTGGTTTCAATACTAATCTAGAGATATCATAAACTGTATCTCTTTGACCATTATCAAATGTAAATCTATTAGTTACATCAGTACCAGTTACTATAACTCCATTCTTATCTACAACAGGAGCATCTGTAGATGATCCCATATAAACATATCTTAGTTTATATGCATCTGCATAACTATAAACATTTACTGATGTAGTATCATAATCAGTACCACGGAAAGGTATAACACTATCACCAATAGAATCAATAACAATTCTCTTATTAGTAATAGATGTCTTAAGTCTTGGTTTTGCTTTAGTAACTTCTAATGTAGCAGTCAACTTTAATGTTGGAAACTCACTATAAGTACTTGATGCTGGACCAAAATAATTATCTGGAAGATTTAAAGTAACACTACCTGAAGTTAATCCGCTTGCAGAATCAATTGAAGATGCAATACTTATATGTTCTGAAGTAATATAAATTACATCACCTTTAGATATTAAAGAAGTACCAGATGTTACACCTGGATCAATAACAGTAACTAAGAAATTACTTTCACTAAATGAAACAAACCTTTGTGTTCCATATTCTAACTGAGCAGCAAAGGAGAATCCACCATTTGTTAATCCACTACCTTGCCTTACAAAATCTCTTCTAAGATAATAAGAAATCTTAGAATCTAAACTATTAGCAACTATAGAACTAATTTGGTTTGTTCCAGTCTTAAACAGAAGAGTTCCTTGATTGAAATTATTAATAGCAGGACGTACTCTAACAACACTACTATTACTTACAGAAGATGAGAGAGATCTATCAAGATACACTCTAGACTTCTGTACACCAGAAGGTTTTGTAGCCTGCTGAACAATTGCACGGCGAGTTATATCAGTAGTATCAGTAAATTGTATCAAATCTCCTTGTTGTAGTACTTTTGTACTATCACCACCAAAGCCATTACATTCAATAAATTTCTTACCTTTAACACCACTGAAGGTAAAGTTAGTAACTGATTTAACTTCAGCATACTTTTCCTTATTAACTTCAATATCAGCAGTATACTTATTAGCGTTACCAGAACCATACTCAGAAAAGAATGACTTAACATTCTGAGGAGTATATGTTGTTACAGAATTTCTAACAAGAACTGGTGTAACAACTGCACCATTACTCACAGCACTACCACCAGTTCCTTGAATAACATTTACTACAGGTGGTTTTGAATACTCTGTATTAACAAGATCTCTATTTGCTATAGTAGCACTAACTACCTTTAAACCTGAAAGAGATAACTTAATTTTAGATATATCAAAATCAACACCATCAATTCTTAAATATGTACCATCAATATAACCTTGTCCTCTTTTATTGACAATAAAATGAGAAATAGTATTGTCTTTTGCAATTCTTAATATATTGCTACTTTCATCTTTAATTGGTTCTCCAGATCTGAATGTTCCAAATAAAGTCTTTACCATTAAGGTTTGGTGCTTACTAAATGCCTTACCAGATGCACCTTCTATAACGCCGTATGCACCACTTTGAAGACCGTAAACATATTCTCCAGTATTAAAACCACCTGTAGGAATTGGACTGTCTAGAAGGATCTTAGTAAAGAACTGAGGATCAAAGTAAGATAGTCCAAATGTACTATTGTAAACAGGATCACCATTATCTTGACGACCTTTGGAAGCAACAACATCTATATCTGGATTAAATCCATTACCCCTCTCTAGTAAAGTAACATTACTTGGTTTGGCAATTCCAATAATAGGAGTAATAGTTTCATTATAATCAACGATATGACCTAATGGTGTTAAATTATTTCCTTCTGCTAATGTTTTAGTCAAGAAAATTTTCATTTCCTTGTCAGTATCAGCATTATCGTATTCTACAAATAACTTATCTAGATTCTCTTTATTTCCAGTTATTGTTAATTCTAAAAAGACTCCTGTTCCAGGATCAACTTCAACTCTATTAACAACAGATAAACCAATAGTTTTTACAGATCCAACAGTTTTTGGAGTTGAAGCAGTTGCATGAGAAATCACATACCATATTTCTGATAATGCATCCAATCTCTTATCATTAGTATCAGTAGATCCAGAAATACCATTAACAGTGAGAGTAATGTCTGCTCCTCCACCACTACCAAGAACAGAATCTGATATAGTAACTATTTCACCAAAGGCATAACCAGATCCAGCATTTGCTATATTGACAGAAGGTAATCCATTACCATCAACTACAACATCAAATGTTGCTCCAGTACCAGATCCATTAGTTGTACTAGCAACACCATTATAAGTTCCTGTAGTCCTATTACCATCAGCAACACCATTGCTAATGAAAGTACCAATTGGACCAGCAGAAGCTCCACCTATACTATTAATATCATAACTAGAATTTAACTCAATATAGATTGTTTTAATACCTGTATCAAGATCAAAGTATTGTCCTCTACGATCTAGAGTCTGTTTATCAGCATCTTCTGTTTCTGTTCCATTTAATCCTATTGTACCATCATTAAAATTAGAACAAAGAAATACATTAGGATATGCAGTTAACTCTGCTCCTTCTGCGTTTAATGGTACTGTACCGAAAGTATTATTTACCCTATAGGTTGGTAAACCAGATGTTTTTAAACGTACATCTGATCTATCAAGAGTTTCTCTTGCTTTATTAATAGGTAAATATTTTGTTTCCTTATTAACAATTTCAAATCCTTTAACGTATGCTTTACCAGGTCCAACACTTGCTACTAACTTATCCTGTGCTTCTGCTGCTGTCAATCCATTGACACTACCAAATTCATCGGCAGGATATATACCTAAATTTCCACCTTGTTGATAATACTCTCTAACATCAAGTGAAAAACTATCAACAACATAATCACCAGATTCATCATAAGTTCTTCTTGCTAAAGTCTTTTCAAGAAGATTATAGTCTGTTTGTACTACTTGACTCTGTACAGAACCAGACTTAACAGTCAATAATTGAATAAAGTTCTTATCTGTAGTTGCAGTATATCCATACTTAACTAAAGTTAAATCAATCTTTAGTCTATTTGCACCTGGAGCACTATAATTTGTTGATCCAATAGCATTATCAAATAGAGACTCATCTGATTCTGCTGAGACAAGACTCTCTGTAATTTTAAATCCTATCTTTGAAGATGGTTTATTGTAATACTTATCAACTATTAATAGTTGTTCAGAGTTTCTAACAAAATATCCATTAACAAAGTAAATACCTTCTTCTACTTTAACAGCAGAAGCATATCCCATTGCAGGACTCTCTAATGCTGTTGTCTCTCGTGTATCAGGACTAACAACAGAAATAGTAGTAGGAAGTACACTTCCATCGGTTCCAACCACTAGGAGTGGTGTATTAACGCCATCTACGACCTCTAAGGTCTCACCTTGACGGAAAGATGTCTCATTTCCAGCATCACCACTAGTTGTATAATTAACATATACCACATCAGAAGCAGTTTCTGTTGCAATATCTGCATCAATTACGGTAGCAATAACTCCAGAAGTTAATCCTTTTAATTTTTCACCTTTTAATTGAGTTATATCATACTTTTTATAAACTATCTGACCATCTACGTTAGTGGGTATCTCTGATACCGAAGATAGTTTAACAAAAGGAAGTTTTGTATTAAGACCAACCTCACCAGGTATGACTAATTCACCCTGCTTAAAAGAATATTTACCAAAACTCTCTATCTGATTTTGCAGAATAGACTGTAACTGGGTTAACTCTCTCGCTTGGATTGAATATCCAGGGCGAAAGAGCACCTTATAGAAGTTATTGTCTTGGGCAAAATCATCGTAGTATGGAGCTACGTTAAGGTTCGTCTTCTGAGGCATCTCACTTTTCGTCTAACTTGGATTTGGTAGATTAGAATTCAATTACAAGCTTAATGTCCTCAATCTGATCAGGAGCTCTCGTAATCAACCTTCTGTTCTCTATGTATACTATATCTCCAGAGTCAGGTTTAATTTCAGGGGTTGCAATACCGTCTGTAAAAGCGATATCAGCAAGTGCTGTATCTTGTGCATCATCAACTGCACCAGTTGCTGTTGAAGTAGCACCAGTTACATTACCTGTTCCACTAAATGCTACTACTTTACCCTCATGGGTATGCAGTTCAGGAGATTGGAAATATTTTACAATTTTATTAGTGCTGTCATAAGATACAACAGTACCCTTTGCGTTTGTACCTGCTTGAGTAATAACTTCATCAGGAACGTAATCTGCTGATGGGTTAGTAATCTTTATAGCAAAAGTACCACGCAATGTAGTTGCTGTAGATTTAGTGGATGTTCCCCAATCTACAGGATCTTGAACGATTCCGATTCTACGGAAGTCATTATCAACAGGGAAGTCACCAGAACCCTCTGCATAAGTTAGACGAATATTCGTCATAATTCTTTTTGCAAAGAATTCAGAAGGAAGATCAGCACCATGACCACCTTCAGGTGAAATTATAGGAACAATATGTGCAGTAGCAGCAGCAGGCCAAGAACCAACGGCAGCTGCTAGATCAGCAGCTTGGAAAGTATTACCATCAACTACACGCACATTAGCATAAGTATATCCAGAACCAGCATCTTCTATTTCAACAGTACTTATTGCACCACCAGCGGTAGTTACAATCTTAACTTTACCACCTGAACCATCACCATCAATAGGAACATAGAAAGTTGTACCAGCAGGAAGTGCAGCACTATTACCACCATCCAATGCTACATGTACAGCACCAGCAACAGCAGCAGGACCATCATAAGTTCCAATTGGCATAAAGTCACTAGACAAGAAAGCAATTACCTCACCTGTTGAAAGGGTGTACATATACTTCCAAACATATCCGTTAGCTACTCCCTCAGAATATATTCCACCAGAATAAGCTCCTTCGCCAGCAGAAGGACTCTTCTTAGGTTCAAACTGAACATTTGTTCCAGTTGGATTACCAGGAGTTGTACCATTGTAGATACACTTAAATACCTCGTAATTGGAGTTCATTACGTAAAACTTAGACCCAGACAACGAAGAACTACCCAATGCTGTTTGTACGCCTAATGCTCCACCACCAGCAGGTGTTGCAGAGTAATTAGGACGGTACATATCAAACTTAGGGTTTGTTGTTAGACTCCAGTTGTAACGAGGAGCAACATGACGAGCTTGATCACTAATAATTCGCTTGGCAGCAATGATATCATCATATATTCTTGATTTCTCTATTTGATTGTCTAGAGGAGCAGGAGGAGCATCTTCAGTCGCATATCTAAAACTTCTTATCTTGGCAGTAGCACCACTAACTGCTTGTGTCAATGTACTACCTGCGGTAGGAGCAGCAGTAGATGCTGTAGTAGATAACAATAAACTATTATCATAGATAGCAACAACACTTGCTCCGTCAAGAGGTCCACCATCTATTGTATTAGTTGTATCCCATGTTCCTGTAGGATTGGATATTTCAACATAACTGTACCAACTTGTCGGACGACCAACAAAGAAATACATGTTAGTTGGGTTTGCCTCACTTAAAGACTCTAAGAATTGCTTCGCATTGAAGATTCTAAATTTTTCTGAAATAATAGCTGCCATTGTCTAATACTCGTATTTTTTAAAAAGACTGAATCTGGTTTATTTATACGTATTTATTTACGCACTTCTGAGGAAGTCTCCTACGGTGTGCTCTACGATAGGTGAACCATTAACACCTCGTGTACATCCTGTAAAACGATCACTTAACTTACCTGTGTAAGAAATTTGTTCCTTACCTAATAATATAGTACCTGTAGTAGGGAAGTTGGTAGTAGATTGTACGTATACAACTCCATTAGTAGCAACGTATCCACCACCATTCTCATCTGGCAAATCTGATGTTTGTAATTGGGTCAAATAATAATTTATAGTTGGATATCCAATATTGAATGCATATCCAGCATCTGCAAATCCCGATTTTGCATTATCTAAGAAGTCTGCTAGATCAAAACCATAGCGATTAAACTCCTCAACTGTATATGCGGAAACAGGTAATCCAGAATGTGTTGATGTAACATTACCAGTATCCATAAACTTAGCATTTTCCCACATCATGAATGTTGGTCTCAGTGTGGTATTGTTTAAGTCTGGGATAGAAGGGTATGCTGGAGTGTTAAAGAACCTATGATCTACAAACCCTAATTCATATGTAGTTGTTTTACCCACGGTTGGATCTCCTGGACCTGCTCCACCGCCTCCGCCTCCGCCTCCACCACCTCCTCCAGGAGGTAATCCAGGATTAACACGGCGATTTCCATTTGCATCTATGTAGAAGGTTGGTAATCCCATCAAAACGGAAATGTGTGGTGAAATAATAGCTGTTAGTTTCTGCCTATATCCATCCAATGCTGGAGGTACAGTAACAGAAGTAATATATGTCGGCCAATAACGACATGTTTCATCCAATACTGCTAATGTAGCACCAGAATTAACATGAACTGGATCAAGAATAGAAGTTATTTGAATATGACTATCAAAGTCAACAGTTAATGATGATGCTATATCAGCAACTATCGCACTACCTGGTCCACCAGGGAATCCAGGAAGTATTGGGAGACCTCCACCGCCTCCTCCACCGCCGCCACCAGCATCTTTCCAGAATGACCACTCAACAGAAATACAGCACATCTTAACTGCTGCATCTTTTTTAACATTAAGAGTAACAAAAGGATCAATCTTTCTGCCACGTTTTTTTATTAAATCATATTGTTTTGCAACTACAACTTTAGGTGCTTTTGTATAACCAGATCCACCATTGGTAAGAACAATATCAACAACACCACCACTCTTAACAATAACTTCTGCTCTTGCTCCACCACCATTCTGATCTACAGGAATAAAATGAAGTATAGGTGTATGATCATATCCCTTTGGAGTATTCCTATCCCAACTTATACTATCTACCTTTCCATTAGAAATAGTACATGTAACACTAAGTCCAACACCAAATGTATCTCCACCGTAATTAGTAGTATCAGCAGATCCATAGAAACTATTTGAAGGATCATCTCCCTCAATATATGTCTTTGGTGAGAAGTATTGTGGTAATTCTTTAATAGTTCTCCAATCACCTTCTCCGTTAATTTTAATCAGATCTCCTTGATTTAAATTAGCACGGTTCTTTGATTTTTCATAGAATGCTTCATCTGCTCTCTTAGTACCATATAACCAACTAGATGCATCTCTTTGTAATCTATGTTCAATTCCATCTTTAATGATATTAACCGTATCAGTTGTACCTGTTAATTCATACTCATTACTATAATCATCTGCTCTAGAAAAGAATATATTGGAATTATCCATATCTGGATTTTGTCCAGCAATAGTAATGATTAAACTTTGATTAGTTGTTGTATAATCTCTTACATTACCAATAAATCTCCTTTCACCACCAATCTTTTGATATGCCACTTGATTAACTGGTGCATCCTTAGTAGCACCAAACCAATTCTTCCAAGCAGCAAAATCATTAGGAGATCCTGCATTACATGTTATCACAATTTCATTATAGTACTGAGTTCTTTCAAAATCATATAAAGTTATACTCTGTGAAAGATCTCTTCCATAAAGATATATTATTTCAACATTATTCTTTGGAAAAATATTTTTAGAGAATGTAATTGTAGGTCCATTAATAATATAAGAATCTTTATCTCTTTGAAGAACACCATCAATAAAGACTAGTACAAATGTACTATCATCAATACTCGTTACATCCTTACTAGAACTATCTAAGATTACAAAAGGACCAGGAGATCCATCTGGAATAGATGACTTATCAACTTCACAACGTAAGTAATTACCTATACTATGAGCAAAGAATTTATCTACTGCCAATGGTTCTTGTAATGTCTTTGTATTATCTCCCTGACCCCATAAAGGTGGACTTGTAAAGACTACCTTATTCGGTACAGATGTTCTATCAATACTATAAGAAGAATCGTGTTGTAGAACTCCACTAAGAGCAATAAAGAGATTTTCGTTTTTCTCTGTTGCAACACCTGTTCCATCTTCATAATACAATTCAAATATAGTGTTCTTACCGTCAATATAATCTGCTCTTGATAATGCTACTGTACCAACACCAGTCTGCATGGTTGTTTTTATAACACCATATAATGTCTCTAAAGCAGCAATAACATTAGCACACTTATTTGAATCTGTATCAACTATTATATTAGGATTAGTATATGGTTCTACAGTTGTAAATGATGCTGTAAATATTCCAACAGCAAACTCATTATTAATTGCTTTCTTAGCAAGATTAATTGCATACTCATAACCATCTATAGTTTCAACAATCTCACCTTGAATATAATCAAATAGACCATTATTAAAGTACTTTTCAGCAGCCTCTAGAGAACTCTGATTTCCACCAAATCTTATATCATGTGCTACTGCATCAAGTATGAAACCAATGTCTCTATAACACTTAGCTTCAGTAGTATTCCATGTTATAGTAGGATACTTATCCTTAAGATATCCAATAGTTTCTGATTGAATGAATTCTCTATTTCTTTCAATTTGGTTAGCAGCATCAATCCATCTACCACCCTTCTGGAAGATATTTCTAATCTTCCTGAAATATCTTCCATTTAAACTGTCTCTCTTAAACTGGTAATGCTTTCCATAGAATCTAACACCAGGAACAGATTGACCATTTTTTGTCGTTGGTCCTAAAGGAGGTTGTGCAAATGTTATTTGACTACCAGAAACAGTATAGGCAACACCTGGTTCTTGTAAAATACCATCAAGAGTGATAGTTAATGTTTGAGCATTATAAGGAGTAATAGGATCACCAAGATGATTTAATATATTAAATTTCTTTCTTCCAGTCAGATTACCTTTATTTGAAAGTGATCCATTAAATGCAGGAGTTAATTTAATAGGAGTAGACTTAACTTCAGAAGTATTAGCAGCATCCAATGCTACAGAACCAACACCTTGCTCAATAACAGTAG